ATAAAGAAGCGAACTATCCTTTTACAATAGAAAAGATAGCAATCGATTAGGAGAACATATGCAAATACTTACATTAGAAAATGAACACTTTGATTTACAAACATTACCTAAAGAAATCACAACCGACTTACGATACAGTGTATTAGATAATTCAGATCCAAAAGATCCTGATTACTTTTTTGTACCTTTAATTTATTTAGAAAGTTTCTCATCACCTGCTGTTGTTTTACAGATAGGTAATAAACAGGTACAGATGCCATTAGAATGGAGTATGATAATAGGCAGTGAAGACGCTGGCGATTTAGAAGTTTTACCATTAACAAGTTTAAATGATAGAGGATTTGATGCATTTACATTTAATCCATTAACAAGCAGTAGGCCGGAGTTTTTGCCAGTTGATGTAATTAATGTATATCAGGATGTTAAATTTTATTTTCCTAAACTGAAAAACGGACAACTGCTTACTACTCCAATTGATAAAGGATCAAATCCAAGATGTGCGTTTTTTGTAAAGGAAATTTCACGACAAAGTGAAACATTAGATTATAGCCTTGTATGGTAAGGAGAAAGGAATGACAATGAAAGCAGGAAAAATATGGGGACAAACAGAACTAATACATGCTAACGGTGTATTGGAATTTCATCGTATTGAATTTAAGAAAGGGTTCAAATGTTCAGAACATGAACACAAGTACAAGTGGAATGGCTTTTTTGTGGAGTCAGGAAAAATGATTGTGCGTGTTTGGCAAGACGACCAGGAAGGTTTAGTTGATGAAACAATTTTAGGTCCTGGAGAATTTACACAAGTAAAGCCTGGAAAGATTCATCAGTTTGAAGGCATTGAAGACGGAGTAGCATTTGAACTATACTGGGCAGAGTTTAATCATGATGATATTGTAAGACGTACAGTAGGCACAAAGGTTAAGTAATGTTAAATTTTAAAACCAATAAGGATTTAGAGATTACATTTTGGAGTGTAGTTGATGGACTTGAGAAAGTAGTTCCTATTAAACGTGCTACAGAATATCTTCCTACTTGGTTTAAGAACATGCCACCTTTTAGCGGAATTGGTGAAGAACGCATAGAAGATCAAGGAACATTTAAAAGATGTCCTGCGATAGTTGATATGTTTTCAAATGCTTTTGTTGTACCGTTATGGTGTGACCTTGAACTAGAGATAACAGAACAAGGATTTAGATACAAGTCAAGCAATCCTGATTTTGTATTTGAAGGACATCACAAAGCACAGTTCCTTGATCATGTAAAAACAGATTATACATTTATTCTTAAAGCAGTATGTCCTTGGAAAGTAAAAACACCTCCCGGATATAATGTGTTACAGTTACCAATGTTCTATCATTACGATCAACCATTTGATGTATTGCCAGGTGCAATATATAGTGATATACATCATGCAATGAATCAACAGATGGCTATCAAAGGATATGGACGTTTCAGCATAGCAAAAGGTACACCGTTGGCAATGTATATGCCTGTAAAAAGAGATAACTTTAAATTGAACGTAAGTGAAAATACTGATGAACTTAAACAGGTATACAAGTTAAATGAACTTAATATAAAAAGTAAGTTTACTAATGCTTACAGAGATATGAAAAAGCGTTATCTAAAGGAATAATGGTTAAGATATACGAATCACCCGACGGCGGAAAGACTGTATACGAAAGAGATACGGTTACAGGCGATAGGGTTTGTATTGAAAAAGAACAACACCCTGATTGGCATATTGATCCTTACGATTTTGATTTAATAATGGAAATGGCAAATGATGGAAATAAAACCTTGCAAAATTTATTAAAAGAAGTTAAACTAATATTTAATTTAAGTTATACAGAGGAATAGCATGGCAGAAAAGAAAAAGTTTTTAGATCTAAAAGCAATGTTAAGTGCTGTGGATCGTCGTGATAAAGAATGGTATAATAAATTAAGCGACGACGATAAAAAGTTATTTGCACCTTTTATTGCTATGCGTTATGTAAGCAACGTAAAAGGAGATAAGTTCTTCCAAGAACACTATTTAGAAATGTGCAATGAATTTGTTAACAAACATCATTGGTCTTTATCAAAAAATCACAAAGGCTTACTATGGAAACTTATGGCAATGTGCGGTGCTTATGAAAATTTTTTCCATCAGTATCTTGCGGCACCTAAAAAGCAAACAAAGAATAAATTTACACAAACGCTATTAGACAAAAATCCAAATATGAAGTTTGAAGATGCAGAATTATTATCAAGTATTATGTCAAAGAAAGAACAAAGCGAATATATTAAAGACCATGATCCAAACTCTTGAACAACCACATATCTGTGTACACTGCGGTAAAGCGTTTCAAAAAGAGAAAACTCTTATGGCTCATATGTGTGAACCTAAACGTAGATACTTACAGAAAGATGAGAAGCGTGTACAAGTTGGATTCCTTGCGTTTAATAAGTTTTATACACTAGTACAACGCTCAAAAGAAAAAACATATGCAGAGTTTTGTAAGAGCAGTTACTACAATGCTTTTGTAAAGTTTGGCAGTTTTGTTTCAAACATCAATCCAATATATCCTGAAAAGTTTATTGACTTTGTGATCAAGTCAAATGTTAAACTAGATCACTGGTGTCGTGACGAACTATACGACACATATCTATTTGAAATGCTTAAAGTTGAACCAACTGAAGCCGCACTAGAACGTAGTGTTAAAACTATGTTAGAGTGGGCAGAAAAACAAGAAGCACAATACAACGATTACTTCAGATACTGTAATCTTAATAGAGCAGTAAATGATATTAGAAACGGACTAATTAGTCCTTGGTTATTACTGAATTCTAAAACAGGAAAAACAATGTTAAGTAACTTTAATGATGAACAACTAGCAATAGTTGAACCTGTATTAGATATACCTTACTGGAATAGGCAATTCAAAGCCAAGCCAGCAGACGTTGAACTAACAAAAGAAATAATCAAGGAGGCACACATTGACTGACACAGACAGATATACAATCGTAAGCAATATGCGTAATGGTGAACCAATTGATCGTATATATGGCGGCGGAGCATTGCGTTTAAGACTTATTCAAAAAGATGGTACAGAATATACTGGTAACATTACCAAAAAGACTATTATTGTCGATGGCGTAAATGGTAAATTTAAATCGCATATTTACGTCACAGATGACAAAAGAACATTTGACAGAAGCGGACTTCCAGTATATAATATAGATACAGTTGAACTAGAAGAGGAGCAAGAAGATGCTACACAAGATTAGTGATTTTTGTAAAAAGATAGATTCAATTAAAACTATGTCTGATAGACTTATGGAAATAAAATATAACCAACCAAAAAGCACTGCGAGGGATTTAGAAGTGCAAAGTTTGATTGATGCTATACAAGCAGACTGCTATCTTATTTCAAAAGACAAACAAGACTACACAAAAGAATAGTATGCCTAGACAAAAAAAGTATTCTGAAGTATCACAGTACGACCCAAAGATACACACAAAAACCAAAGGTGGATTAGGATTCGGTATGAAGAAAAACTCAAAAGATAAAAAGTATGATAGCAGTGGATTACAATTGATCGATGTGTTCCGTTGGGAAGTTCCAGAACATCTCAAAGAAGCATACGAAGAAATGAAGAAAGAGAATGCCTGATATTGATTTAGACTTTTTTGATCGTGATAGTGTGTTAGAAAAATTCAAACACATTAAAGCCTCACGTGAAGAAAAAGGTGAAATTAAAAAACACAACACAGGTGTATACTTTCATGATGCTCCACAAGATCCTTTTACAGAACGTTGCACATTAGATCACAAGGTAGCAGACGAACGTGGTTACTTTAAGATAGATATGTTAAATGTTCACATATATGAAAAGGTAAAAAGTGAAGAACACTTAAATAAGTTATTACAAAAGGAGCCGTTATGGGAATTACTTACCGAGCCAGACTTCAGCAACAACTTATTTCACGTCGCAGAACACAGCGACATTCTAAAAGAAATGAAACCACAGAGTATAGAACAACTAGCGGCAGTACTAGCAATTATCAGACCCGCGAAGAGGAGTTTGCTTGGACAACCGTGGGATACGGTGATGAAGAACGTTTGGACGAAACCAACTGACGGCAGTTACTATTTTAAAAAGGCACACGCAGTTGCTTATGCACATGCGATTGTGGTACATATGAATTTAATTTGTGAGGAATTTTATGAGCAATGAAGAACAATTTGTTTTTAATGCTGACGGATCTGACGAACAAGAAATTGCACAAGTCAGTTCGTTGATGGAGAACGAAGCCGCACTACGCAAGGCACGAGAAAAATTTAAAGAAGATCAATCTCGTCCTAGTAAATCTGAATGTGTAGAATGTGGTGAAGAAATATCCGAAGCAAGACAAAAAGCAGTACCAGGTGTACAACTTTGTTTTGAATGTGCAACATTAAATGAGAAGCCTTGGTAATGAACTACGAAATGCATAATCCTAGACCACCAAAAAAGTCTAAATTAGGCAGTTGGCCATTTTGGAGTTCACCTCCTGAACTTGCATTTGATTACATAATAAAAATTGTTATGTTTTTGATCTTGTTGCCAATGTTTTTTGGTGTAGCATTTACACCTGCAGGATTATTTTTGAATTATCTACTTATTGATTTTATAATATATCTACAGTATAAAAAAGTTACTTGAGTTTACGAACTAACTGTATACTTTTTCTTTTAATGCGTTTTTCGGCAATGTCGTTTAATCTTACGCAAGGACCAAAAACAACTTCAACATCTTTGGTATTAAATGTTTTAATTAGATGTTTAAAATCTGACATATCTTTTTTCATAAAGATATTAATTGGAATTTTACGATTAGATTCCCACCACCAACTATCGCCACACTCTAGTAATTTGTACTTTTCGTCATCTGATTTGCAAATGCTGTAATCGTACATAGATGTAACATTATTGTCTTGATTAATGATGATCCCTACATATTCAACTAATCCGTGCTTAATGCAACTTAAAAACGGAAATTTTTCTTTCAAATCTTCTTCTAGTGTTGTCATAGTTTCTCAATAAATAGTATTATAGGATGAACTCAATATGCTCAAGTTGCCCATATATATTTATGAAACCGGTTATACCTTGTTCAGTGATTTGGACGAGGCCGTAAGACAAGGATATACGCCAATGTACACAAAGGACATACAGATTGTGAAAAGTGTTACAAACACAATTAAATTCACAGTTAAAAATCAGGATCAAAAGCCAATTGACATAAGTGGAGAAACACTTACTTTTGTGCTTGTAAACAAGGAAACAGGTGCTGTACACATAGAAAAACCGTGTATAACAACTGATGACGGTAGCACAGTTTCTACACGAGGAACTGCAACAATAACACTTACAGAAAGCGATACAGCAAGTCTAGTAAGCAAGTTTTACAAATTTAGCGTGTATAGAACAATAAACGGCACTGGAAAATATCCTGCATATGCAAATACCTATTTTGGCGTACAAGGTACTTGTGAAGTTGTAGATCAAGTTTATCCAGCATTTACTGATTCAACAACATTGCCAAATACCGATTTCACTAGACCACTTACAAGTGACTTTTATAGACCAAGCGGCCAAATTACAGAGTATGTAAGTAGTATATATGATGCACAACCTGAATATAAACGCAATGGTGCAGTGCATACTTTCCAATATTACTCTAGCAGTTATATTGGTGATATTACAATACAAGGCACTTTGGATAGCCAAGTTACTGCCGACACAAGTTGGGTAGACTTAACTACTATTAGTCTAACTAGCAGTGACAGTGTTGGGTACACAAATGTAACAGGTGTGTACAATTACTTCAAACTGAAGCATTTACCTAACAATTCGAACACCGGAACTCTTGACAAAGTACTAGTTAGATCATAAAATACTAGTATGAATTCGATACAATCAACTATCACGACTGCCTTGCCTTCAAAAAGAAAGCAAACTCCTAGTGGGTGGATTTCGTTTGATGGTCCTTGCTGTGTTCATAATGGCGAAGGAGCAGACAAGCGTAAGCGTGGTGGCATGATGTTTAACGCAGATGGTACAGTGAGTTATCATTGTTTCAATTGTGGATACACAGCATCATTTGTTCCTGGTAGAAACTTATCCTACAAGATGAGAAAACTGCTAGGTTGGTTTGGGATGCCAGATTCAGAAATTACTAAACTTGCTTTAGAGGCACTGCGAATTAAGGAGGAGACCGTCGTAGATGGTAACGAATCCTATATACAGTTGCCTGTTTTTGAAAAAAGAGAACTGCCAGTTGGTGCTAGATCCTTTGAGGAGTTGCATGATTGGAAGGCACTCGAACCAAGTGGATTGGATCCGGAATTCATCAGAGCCGTCGAATATGTAGTTTATGATCGTGGCCTTGATCTTGAGGACTATGACTTTATGTGGACTCCAGAAGGTTCATATAAAACAAGGCTGATAGTTCCGTTTTATTATCAAGGGGACATAGTCGGATACACTGCTCGTAAACTCGGCGACGGCTCACCTAAATACATTACAGACAGTCAACCAGGATATGTTTTTAATTTAGATGGACAAGGCTGGGATAGAAAGTTTGTTATTGTAGTAGAAGGTCCATTTGATGCTATTAGTGTAAGTGGTGTAGCAGTACTACGTAACGAAGTAAATGAACAACAAGCAATGCTTATAAACGCACTACAACGTGAAGTAGTAGTTGTTCCAGACAGAGATCAAAGTGGACTACAGTTGGTGAATGATGCAGTTAAATATGGATGGAGTGTTAGTTTCCCAGAATGGCCAGACGCTGATGTAAAAGATGTCGCAGATGCAGTGAAACGATACGGAAAAATTTACACACTACAAAAGATTGTAAATGCTAAAACAACAGGACTTAAAATTCAACTATTGGCAAAAACATACTTTGCTGATTAAACAAAAAGGCAGTATAATATAAGAATGCAAGACTTTAATCAAGACATACAAAAATTATTTTTAGAGATGTTCCTATCAGATGCTGAAGCATTTGTAAGATGCCAAGGAATATTTGAAAGCGAAAACTTTGATCAAAAACTGCGTGAGAGTGCAGAGTTTATTAAGAAGTATGTTGACGAATACAAGGTCATGCCTGAACTTGAAATTGTTAACAGTGCTTGTCAAACAAATCTAAAAGATGCAAGTAGTGTAGGACATGAACACACTGAATGGTTACTTGATACATTTGAAAAGTTTAGTAGACACAAAGCACTAGAACGTGCAATTCTTAAAGGTGCAGACTTGCTTGAAAAAGGTGAGTATGGTCCAATTGAAGGCATGGTTAAAGAAGCAATTCAAATTGGTCTTGCAAAAGACATGGGCACTGATTACTTTGCAGATCCAAGAGCAAGACTTGAAGGATTAAAAGACAACAACGGACAAGTAAGCACAGGTTGGCCAAGCATTGACAAGAAACTGTTTGGTGGATTCAACAGAGGTGAACTTAATATTTGGGCAGGTGGTTCAGGTGCAGGTAAGAGTTTGTTCTTACAGAACATGGCTGTAAACTTTGCAACTGAAGGCATGAATGTATTGTATATTAGTTTAGAACTTTCAGAAGCACTAACAGCAATGCGTATTGACAGTATGCTTACAGGTATTGCAACACGTGATGTGTTTAAGAATCTTGATGATGTAGAAATGAAAGTCAAGATGATGGGAAAGAAAAGTGGACGCATACAAATCAAATACATGCCAAGTGGTAAGAACGCAAACGACTTGCGTAGTTACGTTAAGGAATGGTCAATTAAAAACAAGTGCAAGCCAGATGTATTGTTGATTGACTATTTGGATTTGATGATGCCGTTGAGTGTTAAAGTATCGCCTAGTGATTTGTTTGTTAAGGACAAGTACGTATCAGAAGAACTGCGTAACCTAGCAATGGAACTAGGTTGTGTATTTGTTACAGCATCGCAGTTGAACAGAGCGGCTGTTGAAGAAATTGAGTTTGATCATTCGCATATCAGTGGTGGCTTGAGTAAGATTCAAACAGCAGATAATGTTATTGGTATCTTTACAAGTAGAGCAATGAAAGAGCGTGGACGTTATCAAATACAGTTTATGAAAACACGTTCAAGTAGCGGTGTAGGACAAAAAGTAGATCTAGAGTTTGATGTGGACAGTTTGCGTATTAGAGATCTTGCAGAAGATGAACAGAATTCATATCAAAGCCAATCAAGTACTATTGTAAGCAATCTTAAGAAAACATCAACAGTTACAGAATCACATCACAACAGTGGAGAAGAAACTGCATTGCGTGAGCCGGGCGATGGTGACACAATAGGCAAAGTAACAGGCAAAGCACAAAGTAGTAAACTACGTGACATGTTGAAGAATTTAAACACTGAAGACTAGAACTCACTAAATACTACTGTAACGAGGGTAGTATATGAAATGGTTTGTTCTAGTGCTTATGATGGGCACTTTTTCC